TCGGTCGTGTAGGTGCGGACGCTGATCTGGCCATCGCGAAGGCGATTGTTGAGCGCGTCGGATTGCTTCGTGACCGCATCGAAGCCCACGCCGGCGCTCGCCGCGTCGTCGATCGCCTTCTTTAGCGTTTCGAATGACGCAGATAGCTCAGTTGCGAGCGGCGCCAGCTTGCCGCCTTGCGTCTGCTCGAGCGTGCGCAGGATGTTCGTCTGCAATTCCGCCCACCGCTGCGCATTTGCGGTAAGGTCCGCGATGGCCTTGCCCTGCGCCTCGCCGACGACGATCTGCCCCTTGGTGATGCGCCCCTGAGCGTCGGTGACCGCCTTCTCAAGGCGCTTCAGTTGTTCTTCGGTCTCGGCAACCTCCGCTTTCAGTTGCTGCCTGCGAACCTCGGCAGACCGGCCGAGTTCGGCAGCTCCAATCGGGGTTTCGACATGAGCAAGCTGCGCCCGCAGCGTGGCGAGGCGGGCGCGCTCTTCGGCGGCGGACTTGGTCAGGCTGGCGAGATCGCCCCTCGCCTGGTCGAGGTCGGACTGATCCGACGCCGCCTGGACATTCAGACGCTTCCCGAGCTCCTCGTTCAGCTTGCGCTGACGGTCGATCAACCCGTCCAGCGTCCGCGTCCAGATCCGGTCAGCTTCCTCGCTGAGGCCGGTCTGACGAGCGTGTTCCTTGAGCTTTTCGACTAGCTCTTCGACGCCATCCTTTGATTCGAACAGCTTCGCGATCAGCGGCGACAGAGCGACCGCTGCCACGGACAGGCCGATGCCCCATGGCCCGCCGAGGAACGCGAGAAACTTATTCCCGCCGCCGCCCATTAGCTGGAGTGCCTGAATGACTTGGCCGCCCTGTTGTGCGAAGATCGTCATCGGCTTGACGCCGAGCGCGAATTGCTGCGCGACGTCCTGAGCCTGGAAGCCAAGCTGGCTCATGCCGGCGCGCTGGGCCTGCAACGATGTCGCGTGGCGCGCACCGAAGCGCGCGGCCTTATCGGTGGCCGCGCCGACATTGGCCAGTTTGGCGCTCGCTTCGTCGGCAGCGAAGCCAACCTTTTTAAGGTCGCCGCCTGCTTCGGCGAGAGCCTTGGCGAACGCCTTGGCGCTAACCGTCGTCTTGCCTGTCGCCCTCTCCGCCCTCGTTGCCGACGCTTCGATCTTGCCCATGCTCTGATCGAAGCTGGCGGCCGACTGCTTAACGGGCGTATCGAGCCCGTCCATTTTCGCGATTACTTCGACGACGACGCGATCAGCTTCGTAGGCCATTGGCGCAGCCTACGGAGCGGCAAAGGGAGGCTGTAGGTTCGCGCCCTAGTGCGTCAGGCGCGGGTCGGCGTTGATGCGATCGAGCAGTGGAATGGCGATTTCGGGATCAGGAGCCTCGATGTCGCTGCCGCCCTGCGCCTCGTTCCACTGGTAGACCAGCCCCTCATATTCCCACAGCGACATGCTTTCGACCCGAGACGCGCAGTTCATCTGGGCGCAGTTGGCCAGGGCTAGGGCGTAGTCGAGGTATCCGTCGGTTCGGCCGCCCGCTCCTGGGCGGGCACGTCTTTTTTTGGCGGGTCGTATCCCATGACGCACGCGGCGAGGACTGAAACAGCAATCTCCCAACTCGGCCTGAGGGGCTGACCGAGAACGTAGGCGTCGACGAGCTTATTAGCGATCAGAGGTGTGACCTTGATCTCCTCGCCATTCACGACGCCCTTGCCGCCGCCAATCAGGCCATGGCGGATCGTTTCGATAAGGTCGAGCGCATAGAACTCGCCGGCGCCTGGGTCGATGAACACTTCCTTGCCGTCTGGACCAAGGAAGCAGCCTTTGGTGACACGGCCGAACAGCCCGCCGATGCCGATGTCGCACTTGCGCTGGAGCTCGTTGATCTGCGGCAGAGGGAGCGCGAACGTGTAGTCGCCGTCCGCGAATTTGAGGTCGATGCTGCTCGGCATTAGGACGGCGTGACTTCGTTCCAGGCCCACTCGCCGTCGGAGGCGATCGTCAGGGAAATGGTCGCGAACTGCTCGTCGGCGGCGTTGATGGTCAGATTCGTGATGATGCCGGCGCCGCTGTAATAGCCCTGGTACTCCTCGTCGCCGGTCGGCTCGGTGAACAGGTAGCGCCAGTTGTGGGGCTGGCCGTCGTCGGCGGCCTGGATCGCCTCGAGGTTGGACCGGTTGAGGACGCCTTCGCCGGTCAGGTCCCACTGGACGCCGCTGACGATGATGTTGCGGACCGGGACGTTCTCCGGGTCGGCGCAGTCGCGGGTGAAGACGTCGTTGGTGTTCGACTGGTGGGTGAAATTGCGGGTCGTGATGCCGCAGAGGGCAGTGAACGTCTCCGGACCGGCTCCATCGCCCAGCATCAGCGAGAAGTAGGTTCCGCGGAGGATTTTCGGCTGCGCCATCTCAAGGCTCCATCAAGGGACGCACCGCCTCACGACGGGGCTCGACTATGCGCGAATGTACCTTCGGGACTGCTGTCGTTGTAGGTTCGTCAGGAAGAGACCGTGGCCTCGAACCGGTTGATCCCGTGCCAAGCGCTCGCCTCTGCTGCGTCCGGTACGATCTGGGCCCCGACCCAGCGGATGTGCGCGTCCGCTTCGTTGTCCCCGCCCAGCGCGATGGTCAGGCCGTCCAGCTTCGCCGCCTGGACCGCGTTGATGGCCGCGCACTCGTCCTCGAACATCTGCTTGGAGAAGTTGTGAAGCGTGAACGAGATGACCGCCCCGTCGAGGCACTGACCCTTGAAAGGGATCGCGTCAGGAGCCCCGTAGCGGGTGAACGGCCATTCGAGGGCGGCCGGGGTGCGCATGCCGTAGTTTCGATCTTCGGGAACGAGCGCGATGACGTCGTTGTCAGCCCTCAGGGTCTCGATCACCGCCTGACGCAGCTGAAGGCTCGTGTCGATCGCCATTGTCGTTAGCCGGCGTCACCAGCCACGGACGCCCGATGAGAGGACCGACGAGCGCGAGGAGCGTTCGTGTCACCCACTGATGCGCCTGGCTTAGGGTTGGCGGCAGTTTTCGCTCTCCGAGGTCGTTTGCCCTTGGTCGATCGGACGGTTGGGTCGGCCTTGCCCTCGATAGCATAGCCGCTCTTGACCGCGAAGTCGGCAATCTCGTCCTTCACCATGTGCTCGCCGGTGGCGCTGAAGGCGGTGATCGCGCTGCGATCTGGCCAGCGATAATCGAACGGCGCCTTGATGATGGTGATCCAGCGGGCCACGGTCTATCCTTTCACGGCCTGGTTGACGGCTCCCCTGACGAGCTCGACGACTTCCTTCCTCTTACGGCGGGTGGCCGGACCCATGTAGGGGCGGGCAGCCATCTTGCTCGTCCCGATCTCGAGCGCGACCGCATAGGGCGCATTGCTGCTCACCTCCGCCCGAAGTGGGCCGGTCTGCGCGGTCTCAATGTGCGTGCGCAGGACTCCGGTGTCTTCGTTCGGCGGCTGCCCGGGGAGCGATGGGACGTGGTTCTTACCGCTGACCGCGCCTTCGGTGATCAGGTGCGCCGCCTCGGCTCGGATGATCTCGGCGCCGGCGAATAACGCCCGGCCGACACGCTCGACCACTTGCTGGCCAGCCATGCCATTGAGGCGCGCCGTGACGCGCTCACGACCCGTTATTCGCGGCACCGGCCAGCCTCCCGCGCAACTCGTAATAGGCTTTCGCTGGATCCTGCGCGACGCTGGCGATGCTCCATCGCTTGCCGCCGACTTCGATCTCGCAATCCGTGTCGATCGGGTCGACGCCAGCCGCGAGCACGATGATCCGCTGGTCGGTGTCGATATAACCCGGGCTGTCGCGCATCGCTTGAGTGGTCGAGTCCAGCTGGGCCTTCACGGGCGTTCCGCTGTCGAAGCCGTTGCCGACCCCGCCCCCGCTGCCATCGTCCCCGTCGGTCGCCCGATAGAGCGTGGCGTCCAGATAGAGACCGGAGAAGGCGCTGGAGAATGCGGTCGCGAGGCCGCCGTCAAGCAGTCCCATCGTCGACCCCGGGGAAGCCTGTGAACCGCCTCTCGCAATCCTCGCGGCTGCGCTTTCCAGCGCTGGCCTTCTGCTCGTCCGTTAGAGAAGGGCAGGGGCACGAGCAAGAGTATTCCCCTATGATATAGGGGCGCTTCGAGGGCGAAACATATCCGCCTGTTGCGTACTTCATCCGTAATATCCGTAGGTGTAGGGACCACCGCAAAGCGTCCCCGTTGGCTGGACCAGCGGACCGCCGCGATTACGCCGTAGCAGAGCGGCATATTCCTGCCCGTAGCGCGAGGCCGACAGGTCCCCGTTCAGGCGAGCGTTCGCGGCGTCGTTGGTGAAGCCGAGCTCGAGCGTGCCGGACTTCATGCGCGTAATGCCGGACGGAATGCCGATAAGCGCCGCGGCATCCGTCCCGAGGCCCGCCAGCGTCATGTTGTGCGCCGCCAGCGCCATCAGGCCGGCCGCGTAATCGCCTTCGGTCCACGCTGTCGTAACGAAGCGCTCGGCGTCAGTCAGCCAGTATTGGATCACGGCTGCATCGACCGCGATAAAAGCCGGATAGCGCGTCTGCAGGTGAGCGGGCAGCGGTTTAACATAGCCCGTGAGGATGAGCGCTTCGAATTCATTGCTGGAGACGAACAGCGAGACCGAATCGTCGTCGGTGCGACCGGCGGCCGTGACCCAGGCAATCCGGAAGACGCTGGTCTCGCCTTCTTCACCGCCCGACAGCTCGACCGTCCACTCGGCGGCGGTCCGGCTTGAACTCTCGATCTCAATGGTACCGACGAGGCGTTCGAACGTCGATGAGACGACGCTGTCGCCTTCGTCCAGCGGGATCGTGTAGAGATAATCGAGGACGGCGTCCGGGTCTTTGGGTGGCCACGTCTGCATGTGCCGAAATTAACCGCCTGCTCGGCGAGGCTGTAGGTTCCCCGCGGCTCTGCGTGGAGGTCTCGCGCCACCAGATGCTTCGCGATCGCTGAGCGTCCCCGCCGCCAGGCGCAGACTCACCGAGCCAGCCGCCGTCCGGCCTTCGCCCAGGCCATGCGTCCTTCGATCCTCGGGAACTCCGAGCGCAATGTGGCCGCGGATCGCCCAAGCGCCTTGCCCGACGACAGAAAGGTTTGCTTCGGCGATCGACTGCCCGGCGCCGACGAGGACGCCGAAGCCGGCCGAAATGGCCGCGCCCGTCGCATAGACCGACGGCGAGGGCGACAGCGAGCCCGACCCGGACCCTGTCATCGACCCGCCGCTGACTTGCCCGCCCGTTTCCGTGATCTGTCCGGTGGCGGATGCCGAAAGCGCGCCCGAGCGGACCATGCCGCCGGTTTCCGCAAGCGACCCCGCCCCGCCCGCAGCGAGCGCAGCCTGGACGATGGTCCTCGAGGACGCGCTGAACGCGCCGCTCTCCGCGGCCGTCAGGATGCCTTGCGAATAGCCACTGATCTGGCCGTCGATCGCCAGCGATGCGGCACCCGAGGCGCTCAGTGCGGCGGTAGCGGTGACCGAGCGGGCGAGTGAAATGCTTCC